TAAAAGGAGAGTCTCAAGGAGGGCGTGCAGATAAACTTTCTGTTATTTCTCAAGTGGGAATGAGAAGTTGGTTTAGAGATTTATTTATTGATTCTTTTGACACTCAAAAATTAGGTGCTTTTGATCCATACATGAATGAGTATGTTTTAAACTCTAATGAAGTATTAATACCTCAAAAAACTGTAAAAAGAAATTGTGGGTATACTTTAATTCAAAATGATTCTGAATCTGCTATTTCTTTTGACTTAGACTGCACAACTTTAATTGGAGATGTATCTATTGATTACGCAATTTCATCTGCAAATGGAGTAAACATATATGTTGTTTATAATGGAGTTGTTGTAATAGACACCAACGTACTATCGACAGGAAGTGTTTCTTTTACAAAATCACAAACAAATCCTACTTTAGCGCAGGTTACAATAACACCAATAGAAGTTGCTAGTTACGAAATGTCATTTGGATGCCCTCAAGGAGAGCAACTAACAGTTACTCAAATAGTTGTTAACTTTGAAGGAGAAGCGTCAAAAACAACCACAACAAGATATAGATGGGAGTTGGCAGGAGACTCTAGTCCATACAATACAAATTCTATTGTTCTTGAAGATGACGGAGTTTCATTGTTTCAATCGCAAACAAACCAAGAGTCATTTGGTTCTATACCGACAGAAGGTTCTACTGTTACAATGCAAAGTAGACAAGCATCAGGTCAGAATTTTGAGTTTGATTCTTCTAAAGATAAGTTTAAATATTTAGTTTCAAATGTTGAATATACTGAAGCAACTATAAACAATTTACTAGCACTATTAAATACAGCCACTCCAATTACAGGTGGTCCTTTGAATTATGAGGCTTCTTTTACATATAATAATACGTTTAATGCTAATTATTTATATCTTGTATGGGATCTTAGAGAAGCAACATCAATTGAATTGTGTTACAACCAAACAAACAAATTAGATGCATGTTGTGATTGCGCACCTTAAAAATTAAAACAATGAGTTTAGTAAATAAGTATATTAATTCAGACGACTTTGACACTGCGACTGGAATTTATAATGATGTTAATTTAACAATATTAGCACCAGATGGATTCTATCAGTCTGGAGGAAGATATAGACAGCAACTACAGGGTGTTTTAGGACCTTCGTTAGCTTGTCCTGATTGTAGTCCTAGGTCATTGTATAGAACAGATGATGAAACTAGTGTTTGTGATAATTACTGTACTAGTTCAGCTTACGCTATGGACACTGAGTTCGCAACAATTCCTGCAAGAGATTATGAAAATTTAACTATTGGAGATGAGATTGTTGGTGGACTAGCGAATGACGGCTTTTACGCTGTTTCCCCATACATAGAAACTACGGGTGCTGATAAAGCTTTATGGAAAATATTGGAAATAGAAAACGATATAATAATTAATATTAGTGAATGCGGAGCTACGCAGTGTCAAAACCTATAAAAAATAATGAGAGAAAATTATACTTTAACATATAGTGAGTCTGTAAATGGATGGCCTTCATTTTACAGCTATTTTCCAGATTTTGCTTTGGGAATGAATCAATATTTATATTCTTTTAAGGGTGGTAATCTTTATAGGCATAATACCAATGAAACAAGAAACAATTATTATGGAGTTAATTATGAGTCTACAATAACAGGTGTATTCAATGAACAGCCAACAACTACTAAAGTATTCAAGACCATTGAACTAGAAAGTGATGATGCCTGGAATTGTGAATTAGTATCTGATCTTGGAGCAGGTTACATGCCAGATAGTTATTTTGTTGAAAAAGAAGGGGCTTTCTTTGCATTTATAAGGAGATTAGATGGTGTTGATAATTTATCATTGAGGTCAGCTCAAGGAGTAGGCACACTTGTAAGTTCATCTGGATCAGGACCAGCCGCTATAACATTAACTTTTTCTTTTGCTATTAATTCAATAATGAGTATAGGTGATGTTGCATATACAAACTCAATTATCGGACCTGTAGAAATAGGAGCAATAACAGGTATAAGTCAAGATAGAAAAACAATTACAATAGCAGCTCCAACATATGTAGGTACTGTTCCTGTATCATATATATTATATGTTAAAAATAGCGTTGCTGAGTCTTATGGCACGTTGGGTTACTTCTTGCAGTTTAAACTTAGTAATTCAAATACTAGTGCCGTTGAACTTTTTACTGTTGATGCAGATGCATTCAAAAGTAATCCTTAGTTTTTTGTATCTTTGTTTTAATGAAATTTGAAATAAGAAAATTAAATCAAGAAGATTACGATTCTATTTTAGTTGACTGGTGGAGAGATTGGAGATGGACACCACCAGCAAAAGACTTCTTACCAGAGAATGGAGCAGGAGGATTTATTGTTTATGATGGAGATATTCCTGTATGTGCAGGATATATTTATTTAACAAACTCTAAGGTAGGTTGGTGTGATTGGGTTATTTCTAATTTTAAATATAAAGACAGAGAGAAAAGAAATATAGCATTAGTTAAGTTGGTATCAGCATTAACACAGGCTTTGACTATACATGGTTGCAAATATTCTTATGCCTTAATAAAATCTGATTCACTGATAAATGTTTACAAAGAGATTGGATATAGCGAAGGGGATAAGTACACAAAAGAAATGATTAAAAAATTATAATATGGCAGCATTTACAACAATAGCAATGGCTACAGTAGCAGTAGGGGGCGCTGTATATAAAGGAGTTCAAGCAGGTAATGCTGCAACCGTAGCTGCTAGAGAAGCAGGCGACTTAAGAGTACAACAAGCGGAACTAGAAAAAGAAGCTGTAGCTCGTTTAGAGCAAGACTTCTTTGAAGGCGTTAGAGCCAATACAGATATATACGACAAAGCTTTAGAGATGTCTAATGTAAAAGGTGCTGAACTCGTGCAGGCTGCTCAAGAAGGAGACCAAAGAGGTGTTGCGGCTACAGCAGGAAAAGTAAAGGCAATAGAGCAGGCTGGATTAAGCGCTTTGTCAGATCAATTTTCTAAAGAAAAACTAGAAATAGATTTAAATAGAGCGAAGGCAAATGAGATGTCAGCCGCTGAGATAGCTGCTATGCAAGACGATAGAGCAGCAGCAGCAGGTCTTAGGTCAGATGCTTTAATGGCTCAATCAGACGCGTTAAAAGGGCAGGCTACTGCTTCCTATATTGATGCTGGTGTAAAAGCCGTAACCTATGGTGTTGATATAGCAAATGAGATATCAGCAGGAAAAGATCAAGACGCAATAGATAAATTAGTTTCAGGTGGAAAGTCGTTAGGAGAGGCTCAAACAATTGTAGCAAATGCATCTAAAGCTGCTAGACGAGATTATATGGGTGGAAACGCAAACGCATTTGGAACTGCTCCTGCTCCGATACTTGAAGGACAGTTTAATCAATTTACACCTGTTAATGATTTTAAAAGTATAGATACTTCATTAGATTTTAAATCAAATTCAAACCCATTTTTAAATCCATCAGGAATGAAAAATTTCTTTCCAGGTCTTGATACTAAAAATATCTTCAACACAGACTATACAAGTATGAAAAATAACCAGGTTTATGATGATTTTATGAAAACGTTTGAATATCAACAAGGAAGAGGTATATAACAATATAATTAACAAGATATGGGTAGTGCATTAGACGCAGCTAAGTTTTCAATACAGCAGGGATTTACAGGTGTAAGTGACCCTTCGTCAACATTTGCAGCAATTGATAAAGGAATTAAGGACCTTACTGATTGGCAAACAAAAAGAAAAGAAGACAAGGAAAAGCTAGAAACCGATACTGCTACAAAATATAGAGAAGCAGAAAAGCAAGCGTATGAGAACTTACCTTCTGGTAAAAATGCTCAGGCTCAGATACTAAGTGGTTTAGAGGAATATAAAGAAAGACTTTACACCAACATGAAGCTAGTTCAAAGAGGTGTTATAGGGGCTAATGATAATCTTATATTTAGAGAGAATGGTACTCAAAGTTTTAACATTCTTTCAGACATAGTAAAAGATTACGACAAACAAAGAGAAGAATATATAAAAGGAGCTGAAGGATATATTGATGAGAAAACAGGGGAACGTGTAGAACCAATATATGGTTCAGTAGCAGCGGCATTGCAAGATATGCAGACTCAGATAGGAAACCCTGATTTTACAAAGCTTGGATTTGATTCAAAAGGGAATGGTACTATTACTTTTTATGAAACAAAAATAAATGAACAAACTAGCACTAGAGAGCTTGTTCTTGATAAGAATGGAAATCCTATTCCTCAAAAGGGATTAGATGGTGTTAACTTAATAGCCTACAAAAACGGACGTAACCAAACTGCATTAAGAGTTAACTTGGACCAGAGAACTAGAGACTTGGTTGGAAAAGACAGCCTTTTAGGTAAAAAATACCAAACAATGATATCTCAGGGCGGCATGGTAGGTGTTGTTATAGATGATATTCGTGGTAAAGATGGTAAACAAGTTAAGTCTTTAATTACTAATGCAGCAGGTAATTTAATTACTAATGTCGCTGAAATGGCTAGTGTGTTATCTGATAATGGAGAAAACCCATCACAAGTTTTAAATGATAGAATGTGGGGTGAGGCAAAGAGAAATGGTGCTGACATGGATGAAAAGATACCATACGACTATGTTGATCTTGAGACTGGTGAGATAAAACAAGGTATGAAGAGTAAGTATATCAAGCTAAAGACAGCTAATAACAATCAAATGGTTCCTGTGCTTAGTGAAGAAGATAAGTTAGCTGCCGAAAGGATAGCTCAATTTTCTGTATACAACTCATTAGAAAGAGGAATTAGCGGTGGTTCTCAAAGACAAAAACCCACTCCAACATCAGGAACTGAGAAAAAATCTAAATCACGATACCTACTATTAAAGAAAGGTCTTAGAGGTGACTACACTGCTCTTCAATCATTAGTAGATGAGGTTTCACAAGACAAGGATTCTACCGTAAAAGGATTTAGAACAGACCCTACAAATAATCAGATATTTATAGTTAGAAAAGATGGTTCAGAAGGAGGCGCGATAGATTTAACAGGTTCTTTTGTTCAGTTAGGTCAAAGAATTGCTGCTCAATTAGGAATAGGTGGAGAGGGATTTGCTTCATTAGGACTTAGTTCGGATTTACAAATATCAGATAAAGTAGTGGATTATGACCCATACTCAATAACAGCAGCGGCAACACCTTATGCTGCAATAGAAAACAAATACAGTCCTATTCTTTTAAAATCTTTTGCTGAAGTTGACGAAGGTGGTAGAGATTTTAGTACAAGTCAAAGAAAAATAAATGCTGAAGCTCAAATTTCAACAATGATGAGAGACCTTGGTGTTACAGATGAGTTAGTGATAGGTGAATTGATAGAGACAAACGGAGTCGTTAGTGGTGGTATGGTATCTATAGGTGGTGTAGAGGTTGGTAATTTAACTGACGCTAAAACATTACCAGGCATACTAAGAGCAATAACCAATAAGGCAAGAAGAAATAGTGGCAGTGGAAGTTTAGATGATTTAGGAGAAGGACCTAAATAAATAAAATAAATAAATAATGGAAGAATTATATAATGCACTTGTTGAGCAAGGAAAATACACAAAGTCTTTTGAAGATTTTAAAGCACAGTTTAGCGCACCTGAAAAAACTAAAATGCTTTACGAGTCATTAAATAGTTCAGGCGATTATACTAAATCTTTTGAAAACTTTACTTCTCAATTTGGTTTTGCTGAAAAAAAAAATCAAGTCGATACTCCTTCAGATGGTCAAGAGGAAGTTACGGAATCTATTACAGAAACGGAAACAACTCCTGGCTCTTCGGATTCTTTAGAAGAGCAAGATGAAGTAGCTGTAATACCTTTAGTGCAAGATGATAATGGTGACTTAGCACCATTTGTTGAAATACCTCCTGTAAATCAACCTGATTCTGTAGTTGTTGATACCGAAGAGGTTGAAATTAACCCTGAATTATTAGAGCAATCAAAATCTAATTTGGAACTTTTAAACTCTGTTGGGTATATAGAGGCTAAAGGTCAAAATAGAAATATATTAGACGTTCTTAAGGAAAAGGGAGATGAAAGGGTAGATGACATCATAATGGAAAAAACATATCCTGTCATGGAAAACGGACAGGTTGTTTACAAAAAAGAAGAAGAGATAGCTCCAGAACTTTTGGATGCTATGAAGATTTATGACAAGTCAATAGATGATTCTTATAAGAAAAACTACGATGATGTGCAGGTTGACTTTGAAGACTTTCAAAGAGACGATATTCCTGACGCTGATAAACTACAATCTTTAAAGATAAATCAGGAAGATTACCTTAAATGGGACAAAGTAAACACCAGACAAGAAGGTTCTGTGTTTAAATTTTTCAAGACATTACTTACAAGTGAAGAGGGTGATGAGTTTGAAAAAGAACAAAGACAATACGAGAAAGTTCAATCCTACCAAGCTACAGTTTTAAATGGTATAACTAATGATTTAGAGAAAAATAAAGCGCAACAGAAACTAACAACAGACACTCAGGCTCTAAAAGAATTAAGAAAAGAAGAAGAGTTGTTGACAGGAAATTTTTATGAAACACTAGGAACAATCAACTCCGCAATAGATTTGTTTCCTAAATTTAAAGAACTAACAGAAGAAACAGATTTAAAAAAGAGAAGAAGACTTTTTTTTGCCGCAAAGAATGGCGGTATGAATGAGTTTGAGGAAGGTGTAAGACAGAAGATAAGAATGGGTGGAGGGACTGCGGTTAATTATGCTACTAAGTTTTTTGCAGGTATCCCTGGATTTTTTGACCAAAGACTTTCTGCTGTGGGTTACGATAAAAAAGGTTTGTTGGCAGGATTAAGTGATATGCTTTCAGACTCAGCAGAACATTATGATATTGATTATGGAGCAACAAACAGATCTGCGTTTATAGACGGGAAACCTGTAACATATAAAGGAGAGGAGTTTTTTGTTGATAGTAATGGGAAGGTTTATGATAAAGAAACCAATCTACTAATGGATGGAATCATAGGTCAGGATGCTATAAAAGAAATACAACAAAGGTCTAAAAATGTTCCGAATGCTGAATTACAATTTACAGGAGGCTCTGTTCTTGATGGAACAACGGGAACTTTACTTAACTTGTTTGCATTAATTAAGTCAGGCGGTAAGGTTAATAAAGCCCTAAATCTTGAAAAACGATTGGGTAAAAAATTAGCAGGTAAGGTTGGTATGGGTCTTGCTTCTTTTACAAGCGGTGTTGTTGACAATGTAGAAGACATAAGGTCTCAGCTTATGGCTACTGGAATGAGTGAAAAGGAAGCTATGAATATAGCTGTAAATGCAGGTCAGGCTATATCTACTTTAGATGGGGTATTCTCTGGAATAGCAGGTAGCAATGAAAAGCTATTAACAGGTTTTCAAGGAATCAAAGACCAAATAAAAAACTTAGCTATAAATAAAGGTAAGGACTTTACTAGAAAACAGTTTCAGCAAAAGTCAGTTGATTTATTAAAGGAAAATGCAAAAGAACTTTTTATAGAGGAGCTTCCAGTTTATTTTTCAGAAAAGGCTATAAACAACTTGGTCAATAGGCGTATTGGAAATGATGTTCTAGATGACAATATAACTAGAGCTGGTATTACAGAAACAGTTGTTATGACAATAGGAGCAACAAGCGCACTTGGTTCTAGAAAATTATTAACAGGAAACAAAAGAGCTGATTTAGTAAGGCTTGCTGCAAAAAATGTAGAAAACCTTCAAGAGACTTTAGATGCTTTGGTAAAGGAGGGTTCTTTAACTAAGAAAGAAGCCATGAGTGCATATACTGAGATATATAATATGCAGACAGCTGAGAACAAAACAAAAGGAACTATAGTTGTTTCTGAAAACATGCAGGAAGCTTCTGACCTTCTTACTCAAAGACAAAACCTAATAAATGAAAAACAAGGATTAGAAGGCCCTTTAAAGGAAAACATTGACAATAGAATAGCAGATGTAGACGCTCAATTAGATGCTCTTTATAAAAGAGACAAGCAACAAGCAAGAGATATAATAAAGGGTGAGCAAGAAGGGACTATAGATGTTACAGTAACAAGGGAAGAGGCCTTAGAGTCTCTTAAAGCGGAAAATGAGGCTAATAAAAGGTTGGGGCTACCTACGATATTAGAGTCGGATGAAAACATACTGAAAGAACAGAATAAACTAATAAAAGAAAAACAAGTATTAACATTAAAAGATGGACCTGATTTCACAAAAGAGGCAGTAGCTTCTTTAAAGGAAGAGGGTATAGATGATCCTACCTTAAATCAGGTAGCTGACAGAGCCGAACAACTAACTAAACAAAAAGAAGATGCCATTTCAAAGCCAGGCACAGAGGAGCAAGTGCTACCAGATGCTCCAACAAGCACAGAAGGAGGGAAAGACTCCGAAGTGGAATTGCAACAAGTGGGAGAAGGAGACGTTGAGCAAGTCACTCCCGACACGCAAGTCCAAGAAGGTGAAACGCAAACCGATAAGCCTAGCGACAAGACTACGGAGGGAGATGTTGAACAAGTAACTCAACCCACCTCAACAGAGAAAGGTATGAGTGTGAACAAGGAAAAATACCAAGTCCCTGGAAGTAGAACTATAGATGTTGAGGTTGACAAAAACGGAAAGCCCACAGTTGTAAGTAGAAAAACAGGTAAGAAGGTAGACAGGGTTCCTGCCAAAGCACAGGATTTTATTCTTACAAACGTAGTAGATGTTAATGACGGAGCTAGAGCAGATATATCCGAAGGGTCAACGCCTGAGCAAGTAGTAGATCAGATTTCAGAAAACTCTAATAATATAAAGGAAGTTTCTGAGACCATTGACCAGTTAAGAAAAGAAGAGGAAAACACTCAAGAGTCTAAAGATGTTGGAGGAGAGCTAGGAGGATTAGTTAATCAAAAGACTAGAAGGCCTGCTATAAAATTTACTGCCAAAAGCTGGAAGAGAGTTACAGGTTTATCCCCTAAAGAAAGTGGAGTTTCAAGCGCTTGGATAGCTACAGAGGCTAATGGAGGTGTAAGTATTGAAGATGGGTATTCAGATGTTTTATCGTTACCTGGTGAGGTACCAGTTGATACTAATCAAAGAATTTCATCAGATCAGGTAGTTGAGTTTATAAAACAATACCCCAATGCTACTGCACTAAAAGAAGCAAACACATCTACACAACTAACGGATTTAGAGATAAAGTTTGAACAGTTGACAGGATTAAAAGCCACTCCTAGAAATATAAAAACTGTAGTTGGTATTGACCCAAATAGAGAGCCTATAGCGCTAACAAAAGAAAGGTCAAAAGAATCAACAACAAAAGAATCTGCTGAAAAAGAATCTGAAGGTGTTTCTAAATTAAGAGATGCGTTAAGAAAAAGTGGTACAACTGTAAAAAGAAATACGGCTGAACAAATATCTAAACTCGGTAAGCAAATAGAGAACGCAAAGAAGGCGTTATCTAAAATACTTCCTGACGTTGAAATTATTATGCCTAGCTCTGAGGCTGAGTACAAGAGGTTAACTGGAGAGTCTGCAGATCAAAACTCAGGTGGTACTTACATTGATGGAAAGATTTATATAAATCCAAACAGAGCAAGTTCTAGAGTTGTATCTCATGAAGTGTTTCATGCTGTACTACTTAGTAAGGGTATGTCTGAAGCTCAAGCAAAAGCTATAACAGAAAGAATGTTATCTGCGGTTAAGAAGTCAGCTAGTAAGGAACTTTTAGATAAGATAGATAAATTTAGCAAAAGATATCCTGAAGCACTTCAGAGTGAGGAAAGCATTGCTGAACTTGTTGGTATACTAGCTTCGGAGTACGATACACTACCTAAGCCTTCTCAAAACATTGTAAAAAGATGGTTAGATAAATTAGCTAAGATATTTGGACTGAAGCCATTTACAGATGTTGAGGTTGTTGATTTGTTAAACACACTAGCGAGTAAGGTAGAATCAGGTCAAGAGGTATCTGCTAAGGATGTTAAAATATTAGACGGCAAAGACTCCAAGCAGAAAACAGAGGCACGTAAGTCATCATCAAAACCTACGATAGAAGAGATTGTTAGTAAAGGAAAAGAAATAGGGTCTAGCGATGCTGATATTAGAGAAGTTGCACAACAAGAAGGATATGCCAACAAAGACACTAATAGTGAAATAGAAAAGTACGACACAAAGAAAAGAGAGGCCGCTCAGAAAGCTGAGAAGCTATTTGTAAAAGGAGGTAAGATAGCAAAGTCTCTTGACTTTTTAAGAAGATGGGCTTTATCAGCTAGAGGTTTCCTTCCAAAGAGTATGCAGATAGGCAAGGAGGTTCTTACAGGAGCTGTGGCTGCAAATGCAAAGCAAGCTGAAAATAATTTAAAAGACTTGCAAAGGTATATAAAGAAACAAAAAAAATCTGTTCAAGATAAATTAGTACAGGATTTAAACTCTTACATGAGAGGTGATACTGATATAGATACTTTGCCTGCTAAACTAAGACCTATAGCCTATGCTATGAGAAACCATATTGATTCTTTGTCTATGTCACTTGTTGAGTCTGGCGCTATAACAGATATAAAGTTCGATGAATTAAGTCCAAAGCAAAAGAAAGAACTTATTAAAGAGTTTGGTACAGAGGAAGAGGCTAGAAAAAACTACAAGTCTCAAAAGGATAATATCATAGACAACTTAGGTTCTTATTTGAATAGATCTTTTGAGGTTTTTGATAACAAGGACTATAGCCCTAGTGATGCTGTTTTAAATGCAGCCAAAGCAAAGCTTAGAGAGCAGTATATGGAATCTGCTAAAGAAAAAGCTCTTGAAGAAAACAATGATGTTGATGCGGTTTTAGAGGAGATGGTTGATAATGCCTTAGAAAAAATATTAAGTCGTGAAGAGGGTAGGGAGTTTCTAAACTCATCTAAGCTTGGCTCTAAGAATATTAGTGTACTAAAAGAAAAGATTGATATACCTGCTGAGATAAGAGCTTTGATGGGTGAGTATACTGACCCTGCTTTAAACTATGTTAGGTCTGTAAACAAGATAGCTGCTTTAGTGGCTAATCAAGAGTTTCTAAGTGAAATGAAAAAAGCAGGAGAGGGTGTTTTCTTTTTTAATAAACCTACAGGAGAATACAATGTATTAATAGCTCCTAAAGGTTCTAAGACGTATAATCCACTTAATGGAATGTACACTAGCAAGGCTATAAAAGATGTTGTATTGAATACACCTGGGGCTACTATAAATGATAGTGTACTTAATAACTTACTAAACTTTTACTATAAAATGGTTGGTATTGTTAAGTATTCTAAAACAATATTGTCTCCTGCTACACACGCTAAAAACGTTATAGGTAACTTATTCTTTATGGCATATAACGGATATACAAATCCAAAAGTATATTTTGATGCTGCTAATGTTGTGTTTTCAGATTTAAGAAGCAAAGACAAAAAAAACCATAGAGAAAAAATGCAAGAATACATCAAGGCTGGTATTATAAACCAAAGTTCAAACCTTGGAGAGATAAGAGCATTGCTTCAAAACGAAGGAAGTTTAGAGGATATTATGGTAAAAAGAATTAACTCAGACAGCACTCTTTTTGAAAGATTAAACAGGATTAGAAAGAAAATAGGAAAAGGAGCTGAAGCCACATACCAGGCAGAAGACGATGTATTTAAGATTATTTCTTTTGAGATGGAAAAGAAAAGATATTCAAAGGCTTTATTTAATAAGACTTTTGACAAACTATCTCCTGAACAGCAGAAAGAAGTTACTGATAAGGTAACTGAAATAGTTAAGAATATCTTGCCAAACTATAGCAGAATAGGTGGTATAGGTAAGTTTTTAAAGGCAGTTCCAATAGCGGGTACTTTTATATCATTTCAAATTGAAGCAATGAGAACCGCATACAACGTAGCTAATCTTGCTTTATCTGAATTAAAAGATATTAATACAGCAGGTATTGGAGTAAAAAGATTAACAGGAATACTTTCTGTTACAGCTTTAAAAGCAGCAATACTACCTATGCTTGGAGTTGCTGGACAAACCTTAACTGAGGCAATAAAAAGCGCCATAGGAGATGAGGAAGAGGAAGAAGAAAAAGAGGGTGATATCATAACTAAGTCTGCAAGACATTTTCTTCCTAAGTGGGCAGAAAACTCAAACATTATTATAACTAAATTAGATAATGGTAAATTTGAATACGTGAATTTTTCAGCTTCAGATCCACATGGATTTATTGACAAAGCTATTATATCTGCTTTTAGAGGAGAGACAGCCGTGCAAGGAATGGGAAATGCGATTATCAGCTTAACCGAGCCATTTGTTACTCCTGATATTTTATTTAAAGCTATTACGAGTACTGAAACTGACTACGGAAAACAAATATTTAATGAGACAGATACTCCTAATGAAATAGCTAAAAAAATTGGTGGTATATTATATACAACCTTTGAGCCTGGTGGAGCTACTTCTGCAAGAAAATTATTTAAAGCTTATAAAGATGAAGATAAAAGTCTTAAGAATGAGATTCTTGGTCAAACAACAGGATTCAAGGTTCATACTGTTGATTTTGAAAAGCAACTTATATTTAAGTCTTTGGACTTAAGAAAGAGAGTTGATTTGGCTTCTAAAGATTATAGCAAAGCTTATTACGAAAGAAAAAACAAAGAAATAAGTGAGGATGATTTAAGAGAAAGATACAACGTATCTAATGACAAGTACCAAAGTGTAATGAAAGAAGGAGTTGATCTATACAGGTCTGCTTTAAGACTAGGGTCTAGTAGATTCAAGATAGAGAGAAAAATGGAGGGTTATAAAAAATTAACACTACGAGAATTTAGTTATATTAGAAATGGTAAAATTCCTAAATTACAAAAGAAAAAAAGAGCTAGTATTTTAGACTAATTAATATTATCTAATAACTGTTGTAATTTTCTAATCAAAGAGAAGTTGGGGTTTTTCTTCAACTTCTCTTTTAGTATTTGCTCTTTAATTTGTTCCATCATTTTGTAAGTGTTCTGCTTCTCTATTTGCATAGTCAGCTATTTTTTTCATGTCAGATATATCGTCTCCTTTTTTTCTTAGTAGATACTTAAGAATATTCCCTTCGTTAAAATTTAAATCCCAGTGCTTAATTAAATCAATGACATCTAATCCATTAATCTTTCTAGAAGAATATCGTTCCTCTAGAAGAGTTGTGTCTTGTTTATATTGCATTGTCTATTGTCTCTATTACGTGTCTTAAATCACTTCTTTCAAACTCGCCTAGTGAAACGTCATTAACTATTAATAGGTAATAATCTTTTCTTACTTCAATACATTTTGTGTTTTCCATTTTTTAAAATATGTGTGTTAATCTTGCTACTTGTCCATGTTCCATTGAGTGTATAAATCCTTCTACAGCTTTTATTCCACCAACACCATAACCTTTTCTATGATGCCAGGAATCAGATCCGCTTGGTGACCTTAACGACTCAACTGTAATACCATGATAGTCTTTACTAGACTTGTGATGTATATGGTGTGTGTATACATAACGATGCTTTGTATCTGCCCACCACTGAGAGAACTCATTAGCCATTATAAGGGGTAAATCAGCTTGTTTCGCTCCATCTCCATGTGTTGTTCCGATTAAGTTATTTCCGTACTTAAAACCTTTCCTATGGGCTATTGAGCAATCGAATGTAATGTTCTTGCTTTTCCTAAACCAAGACTGTATAGAATCCGATAACATGAATCCTGATATGTAGTCGTGGTTACTTGGGTTGTAAACAAAGTGAACATCTGCTACTGCAATTAATGTTTCTAATACATCTACGTAAAGTTTCTTTGCTGTAAGGAAGTTTTCATACCACATACCATCAGTATCTTGTGGTGTACCTGCTGTTGTTTTTCTGTGTGGCTCATCGATGTGAAGTATGTCGTTACCACCTACAAATAATATCTTATCTATTTTAAAGCCATTAGACTTTTCAAGTATTCCTTGTATTCCTTCCTTTACTCTCTTGACAGCTATCTGTGAGTTATAATCCTCACCTGTTTCAAATGATGATGCCAGTTTACCTATGTGTATGTCAGCAGGATCAATTACTAGTAGGTGAGGGTCTTTCTGTTTTGTT